TAACCATCCTTGTAAAATTACTAGCAGTTGCACCGAAAGCGATTGGCAATAAAGAAGATTCCTCTTCAGATACACTTCCAAATATTGATGTTGGTTTTTTCTCTTTAGGAGTTGGAACTAAAGGTTTGGTTTTTAAAACTTCTTCTTCATCTTCATACCAATCAGGATTAACATAAGAGAATTGGTGTCTGCAATTATAACCACCTCTATTAATCATTGGAGTTCCTGATTTCTTACCACTCCATGAATTGCTATTCCATATTCTAGTTATATCATCAATAGTATAAATACCTTTTCCACTTCTATCATAAACTCCATTAATCATATTTCTACATAATGATCTGGTTGTGGGTATTATATCTCCATAGTATTTGACATAAGTAAGTCCAGCATCTTTAGCTTTGTTAAAATTCAATGTGGCATCAAAATCCCTTAATGAGTCGTTTAATAACTGACCGGCATATCGTTTCATATTATTCCCAGCCCTGTCAGCACCCAATTTTGTTTGTAATGTCTTAACTGCTTTATCTACTAATGTTGCTTTGCTTGAATCGTGCTTATTTCTTTTAATGTAATCAACTAACCTATTCATTCGAGGATCGTTGGAACTAGAGTAGATTCCATTGATGGATTGTCTTAACTCTTTTTCTAAAACAGTAAATTCAGAACCTAATAAAGTATTTTGATAAACCTTTTCTGATAAGGTTCTAGTAAAGGTGTTTGATATGTCTTTGAATTGGGTAAAGTATTGCTGTTTTAAATTCTTAACTAAAGCCAGATCGCCTTTTGTAAGTTCCTGAAATTCAGGTGGAATAAGACCTATGGTCTTAAAAGCTTTTTCAACTCTTAAAGCTTGTTTGCTAAATCCTTGTCTAACCACCCTGTCTGCAAAAGGTAAATAATGCTTTTCTAATATAGCTTTAATATGAGGCCTGATTGCTATGGCTGATTGTAGGTTGGTAAGTTTCCCTATGTCATCAAGAGGCAAACCTTTATGAATAAGGGAAGCAATGTCATCTTCGATCTTATCTAAAACTTTTGTAAGTTGTTGGTAATATTCGGCTTCGGCAATCTCAATTCCTTTGATTCGATATTTGGTTACTTGTTCAATAATATTGGCCATAAACAACTCTTTATCATAAAAAAAATAAAAATTCAAAAAATCCCCACAATAGTTAAAAAAAATAAATATCACCTACTGCCATGCGACTTATTTTTTGCCACAATTCACTTTGCTAGATTCTAGAGCATTTTGAAAAAGTGGGCATGATAGAATCTATATATAAAAATAATTATGGAGGAAAAATGAAAAAATTATTTTATATCAAATGTAGATGTTCAGGTGATGTTTGGATTTGTGATGTTGTTGATACTTTTTTAGAAGCTAATATTCTTTTAAAAGAATATCAGTTGGATGATCCACAATCTAAATTCAAAATTATTTATTCGTTGGGAGATAACGAGATAAGCACAACTCCTTTCAATAAAGAAAGAATAGAAAAACATTTAGGAAAGGAGGTATAAATGGAAAAATTTGAAAAAGGATTTCATCCCACTGTTCAATCTCTTGGAATAGAAGTTTGGGTAAATGATATTTATGAAGTTTGGGTTTATCGTAGAAAACTTTGCGATCACTTGGTTCATAACGAATTATATAAAGGGAAATGCACCTATATTACAATTAAAAGAAAAGACAAAAAAGCAATCCATGACTGGCGGCATTTTCAAACTATTAAAAACGAACTAGCTGGGAAAGATGTTGAAGCTATGGAGATTTTCCCAAATGAATTAAGACTACATGATACGGTAAATCAATATCATCTTTTCTGCCTACCTAAAGGAACAAGTATTAGATTTGGTTGGAAAGATAGGTCGGTTGATTATACTCCCAAGAAAGGTGGCCATAATAAAGCCGGACAAAGAGGTTTAAACGAACAAGCTATCTAATTATACCACTTCTTCTTCAACTGTTTCTTTCTCTACTTCGTCTTGGGTAAATTCGCCCACTTCTGGTTTGGTGTCTATCTCGTCAAAGATAATATCTAATTTTTCGTTATCATCTACTACTGCTCTTGCAATTTCTTTATCTATTTCTTTAACTAGAGTAGGAGATTTAACATTGATGGCTTTGGCTTGTTGGTAGAACATAAGGTCGGTTGAGTAATCTCTTATGTTAAATGAATCGGGGTAGTTTATTTCTCCATCAAATTTTGTGTTTTGGAATAGGGCATAAATTCTAAATAATTGTTCCTCTGCTATTTCCAAGTTGTCGGCTTTTTCGGATAGTCTTGCATTTAATAATTCAAATTCTGTTTGTAGGGCAATGCCTGATGATACTTGTGTCTTGGTTGTTCTAACTGAACCAGTATGTGCTATTCTATTAATGGATTCTACTTTCTTGGCAATCGAGTCCATAATGGATTGTAGGTTTGAACCTGATGGCTGTAATAGATAAGGTTTAAGATTAGGTTCAATCTCTTCCGGCATTTCTATTATTGCACCAGCACCAGCACTAGCATTTACCGATGGAGTCTTAACTAACGATGGATGATTTGTTAATCTAATTAACTGTTCTATTTCGGAGAACTCGTTATAGATAGATTTTTGTAAATCAGCTATATCAGTTAAGTCAGACTGGCCAATCCCTCTCTTGTGCGATTTGGAATTGTATAAGACAACTGCTGGTATCTTGCCAATCTGATTATCGGCAGTATCTATCAGTTTCGGTTCTGTTCCTTGTGCAGAAACATAGATGGTATCTATCCTGTCAGGAAACCAAAGTCTTATGTAGCTTCCCCCATCTTTATCAACTTCTTCTCGCACTTTTAAATAATCCAATGAGTATTTTCCATTGACTTCTCTTTTGTAGTTCCAGTCTAAAACATTTTCAGGAGTTACAATAGAAAGGTAAGGTCTTATGTCTTGTGCTAACTCATCAGCTTTGGTGTTGGTTGTTACTTTGGGTTTATCTAAAACTAAAAAACATTGACCATAGATCGCTGAATAATTTTGTGCCTGTTTAATAACAGAGTTAAAATCATTCCCATCTAAATCAGCATCTTTTAAAAAATTTTCAAGACTTGCTTCGTCTTGCATATCTCCAAACTCTCTTGTCGGCTTTACTCTAAAAAGAAAAGATGAATAAATTTGAATAATGTTTTTACAGTGATTGTCGCAAGGAGTGTTTGCAAGTCTTTGATTAAACTCATTGTCTAATTCTAAATTGTACCGGTTAAGATATTGGCCTATCATATAATCGTAACCGCCATTATATGATCTAATATAATATTCCCAATTCGCTACTGCTTCTTTGTAATCCCTATGAGTATCGAGTGCCTGTTCTCTGGTGTATGCCATATCTTCTTTGTTTCTTAATGTTCCATCTTTGAGGAATACTGAAAGGTGCTTGTAATGTCAAAGGTTTGATGTAATCAATCAAATAACCTAAAGCATCATTCATGTGGTCGAAACCCTCTTCCTTGTCCGGAATATTTGTGTTCTCCTTGTATATTTGTCTTTGTAATCCTTTTATCAATGTTTTGCAAGATTGTGAAATAAAAATATGACGTTTGCCTAAAGAATCTTTGAGTCGAGAATTAACTGCATTGACTCGATCTCTTACTGCTGGATGTTTGTGTTTCACTTTAACTTTGAAACCAGCATTTTGTAAAATACTTAAATCCGTTCTTCCTCCAGCACTTGTTTTTCTTTGACGACAAGCTGGATCAGGATAAATGAATATTGGAATCTTTGTTCCAAACCTATCTCTTATCTCTTGGCACATTTCATCAGTATTACTTGAATAAATAACAATCTCGTCTAAAAAATAAACCTTATCATCTTCTATTTGTGATACCGCACAACTCATGGGATCGACATTAAAATCCATCCCAATATGCAAAGGTTTTTTCCAATTAATTTGTTTATCTATTAAGTTCTCCACAGGATGAAAGTTATAATAAACAGAACCGGCATAGTTCTCAAATGTTCCCTCAAACTCTTGCCTAAAAGTTCTTTCATCAAGATCGGTTTTGGCATGACCTATTTCTTCTTCAGTAACCATGCCTCCTTGCAAAGTCGTGAATTGAAAACTATCCCATTCCTCATCTTGCTTTCCTTTAAGATACATTTCATAAGACCAGTTTCCATACCCTCTTGGTGTTCCTGTAAACAAAACATCTCCTAAAGTATCAGAAATAGAAGCCCTCAATACTTCAAACCAAGTCCGTTTATCTATATCGGCAAACTCATCTAATATTAAAAAGTTAATTCCTGTACCTCTTAAAGCATCAGGTTGATCTGCTGATTTTAAACTTATAGTGCTATTGGATTTCTTGATTCGGACAGTTAGATTCGTTTCGTTTAAATCCTCTATCCAATTAAACTCATTAAGCAACACTTTTAAATTAGACCAGCATATCTCTTTGGCCATCTTATAGGTCGGTGCAACATACCAAATGTTCTGCAATGGCTTTGTTGCATATTTCATCATCTCGGTAATACACAAATAGGTTTTTCCAAATCGTCTTCCTGATACTAATACTCTAAACCTCTTTTTCGATTGGCTTACCTGATGTTGGCTTTTTGTTAGAATTATCTTCACTGCACCAATACTTAACGATAAATTTATATTTTTCAAATTCTAAAGGGCTTCGTTCAATAGCACTTTGTGTCTGTTTAATACCTTTTTCAACACAAGCTGTCCAAGAATCAATAGGTTGTCTATCAGAAAAGGGAGGATAGCAGTCTTGGTTTAAGAGGGAACATATCTGAATGATAAGAATATACTTCATTAATTACCTTGCAATATTGTGGTCAGCCAATAACAATAAACAAAGAATTAAGAAAAGTATTAAGTATCTAACCCATCTTTCCGATCTCTCTATTTTTAGTCTTGCTCTTTTTCTTCTTTTTAAAAACTTCAATGTCTTGAATTTCATTTCTCTGTACCATAAAACCTTTTATAATTGCTTATTGACAACCCTCACATTCGTTGGAATCATCAATAACAACACCATTATTCTCAAAACTTAAATCGTTTGCTTTATCTTTTGGGCTTTCATAGTGCCAGACATTAGCTTTTGGGCAATTACAACCAATACATTCACAATCCACAACTATTCTGTGTTCGTCATTTTTATTACAATGACACAAATGTCCGCATCTTTTACAATTATTCATATTAACCCTATACACTAAAATGAATAATAGTTTAATTTATTTTTTTATCTTAAAGAAATCTTCAAAGAAATCTTGCCAAAACTTCTGAACTTGTTCCTGATACTTCTTTGCTTTTTCAGGTTGTTCATTGGTAAATTTTTCCACATAGACTTTCCACTCTGCATAAGTTGGAATTTCTAAATCAAATTTAAACATATTTTCTTCTTTCTTTTTATTTTAATATCAGTTTCTTAATTGTCTTTGAACCATCAACATTAACTTCTATTTCCACTTCTGATTTAATACATTTATATTGAACAGCTTTACCTTTAGATGTTCGTTCAGCAACTCGTTTATGTGCAAGGCAATCGCTTAAGGAAGATTGAATCCTATGTTCCTTAATTTCATGGTCTATAATCATTAATAATGCAAACACTGTTTCTATCATTTTTTATATCCATATCCTACTTTTCTATTACACCACCTTTTGTTCCAAGACCAACAATGGATTTTAGAACTATATCTTTCTATAAGTCTTAAAATAAAATCTATCATTTGTAAGTCCCATTTGCTTTAATGCTTCGATGTTCTTCCTGAATCTTCTCAAGTTGTGTTTGCAGTTTTTCAACTTGTTTCTGTAAGAATTCTATATTAACTTTATTGTGCATACCAGCTTCTATTTGTTTCTGTATCTTTTCTATCTGTCCAGCCATGTGTTCTATTAACATGAACTGTTCACTATCGGCTGGTAAGCTTCCCAATTCTCCTCTTGGCCATTTAATAGAAAATTCAACAGCACTTTCCAAATCTTTTTCTATTAATGTTTGTGAAGTTTCAACATTGTTAAGTCTTTCGATGACACCGAAATAGGCCCACACTCCTATCGCTACTGCTACGATAATGGACAGCAGATTACGCATTGGCATTGAAACCGCTGTATTTTCAGATATTTTCATTAATTGCCTAGAGGTGCGTAAGGATATGAACAGCTTAATAAGCTAATAAAAATCAATACAATAGCTAAAGTCCATAAATGTTTTGAGTTCATAAATTATCCTATATCACAATAAAATCCATATACCAATTCTCCTTTCGGAGTGTACCACCCTTGTAGTTTTGCTTTACCATCAACCTCCCAATGATAAATAGAAATCTTTTTCATAATTTCCTCTCCAGTCTCGAAACAGGACTTGTTGGTATATAAGCTATAATCCTGAACACCTGAAGATAAGATAAAAAATATTATCAAATGCTTCATCGTTTAAAGAATCGTTTTCGCCATTCATGGCAAGTATAAATATCTCTAACATGATCCGTTCTCCATTTGCCACAAAACTCTCGTCTATTGGAAAATAAACCACAATTCCCACAAGCCTGTTTTGTTTTAGATCGCTCATAGCTTTGTGGTAGCTGGTATGGAATGAAATGTCCGTTGGGATAGAAGTTTGATCTAGCCACGACCTTGACCTTTGTATTTCTTGAATGATCTTTTTTCTGCTTTGTTCATTCTTTTCTTGTGCCTACCACAACTTGCTTTGGTAAATTTAACTTTGTGAACATAAATATATGATCTAGGTTTGTTCCTCGACATCTTCAGCCTTGCCATCAATAATTAAAGGTAAGGGTTCTGTTATGTTTTCTGTAACAGTCCGGTCTTTCATACCAAGATAGTTTTTACTTAACCATGTTTGCATAACTGTACTATCTTTCTTAATAGCTTTATCCCACATCTTTTTACGTAAGGATGCCTTACCTTTTTCTCTATTAGCCCATATAATATCGGCATAATTTCTTTGCAAAGTTCTAGCAGATATTCCTACAACACTTCCTATTTCTTCTTGGGTGCATCCCATTTGTGCGAGTCTAGCAATAGATTTAACGTCTATAAGTATTTTGGGCCTACCAGCACCATTAGTTTTATTCGCCACTATTGCCTTATTTGATCTTATTTTTGTCATAATTCATTTCCCCAACTATCCCATCCTTTATACTTGTTTCTAGCAAACAATTCAATTCTTGGAATATCGCCTACAAGTTCTACAATCTTATCTCTTACACAGTCAGGCTTCTTACTATGTGCTTGTCTAGGACTGAAGATAAGCTGTTTTACTTTTTTTGAAACTCTTTTAGGATGGCCTTTCGTGGCTAATAAACATATTTCAGGATTTGCCCTTGTCCAATAACCCATGCCTGTAAAATAACTTCCTGTTTCCCAAATATTAGTTTTAACCCAAGTAAAACCAACTGTCTTATATTTGAATCCCCATTTTTTTATTACCTCGAATCCTTGTTCAAGAAGCGGTGAAATAACCCATAAAAATAAGCAACAATTATCATCGCTAATAGAACTGACAGGCAAATTATATATATCATCAATTTGCATACAATCATAATGGTTGACTGCACCCCTATCTTCACCTTTTTTAGAATAGGTTTTAAAATAATAGGGAGGATCGGCATAAATTATTTTATATTTCTTTTTAGGAAAGAGTATCATATTTCAATTTTTTCTATACTTAAAACACATCCCATAGGAAAGACATTGCGATCTGTGAACTCGTCATCCTTTTCATCATAGGTATTAAATGTCCATAAATACTTTCTATCTTTTTTATAAATAAAACCATAAGTGATTTTGATAGCTGGTCGCATCGCATCAAATTCTTTAGTATTAGCATGACCGGAATCTCCTAGTATATCTTGCCACTTGATTTTATAGTAATAATACTTTTTCTTGGCTATTGAAATATGGCGATATTTTGACTTTTTTTTAACCATTTAATGTTTTCGTTTATTATAGGACTCCACAATAGATTTATAGAATTCTAGCTGTGTTTTCAATCTTCTATTTTCTAGGGAGAGTTTTATCAGTCTTTTTCTTACATATTTGAAGATTCGCAAGAGTCCTTTCATAATACTACCATTTTTTAAAGATTATCCTCCAAATCCAAGACCTCATAATTGAAACCAATGTAAATATGGAAGCTATGGCAATTCCGTCTAAAATATTCGGATATAGACCGAAAAATGGAAATATATAAATTTGTATTAAGAGTGCTAATATAAACCCTGAACCTACGTCTATAAAGCTTTCGATTAAACTTCTCACAATATTTTTACACCTTTGCGTAAATTCTCACTTGCCCATAATGGTTGTAGATTTTTATAATTAAAACATACTAATTGTTGTTTATGACAGGTTAAATCAAAACTTGCACAGGGTTTTATGTGATCTATATGCCATTTCCCATGATTCTTCCAAGTCATACCATTCTTAAATTGTTTTTCTAAATGTAATTTAACTTCTGAAATATTTTTAACACCAAGTAAGGTTAATGTTCTTGTAGATTTTTTTATTTTACCTTTTAACACACAATAAACTCTAGTCCTTAAATTATCCATTAATTTAAAATATGGATCGGTTTTTCTTTTTTTATTCCTATATTTATACTGTCTAATGCGGATAATTGTTCTATGTTTAATGCGATATTCTAATCCTTTTTGGATTAATTTTTCTCTGTTAATTGTTCTATAATTAATTTGATACAATTTAATTCGTTCTAAATTCTTATTATAATATAATTTAGTACGTTCTAAACATTGTTCTCTATTTTTATAATAGGATTTCCTTTTAATTTCCTTTATTTTTTCTGGAAATTTTAATCTTTGTATTGTCTTATATTCTCTATCTTTAGTACGTATAATATCTATATTTTTTAATCTGTATTTTTTTTGATATTCTTTTCTTTGTTTTATATTTAATAAAGACATAACTAATAATCCTTCAAAGGTTCATCTTTCCACTTATGCTTTAAATATTTTTTATTGTCTTTCAATATAATACGATAATGGCCCTCTGTTCCTATTTCTACATATCCATTGCTAGACTTCTTATTAACTTTTTTATCCCTACTATTAGTATGTGTATTAGTTAATTTGGTTTTTAGTCCTTGTTGCGATAGGTGGTGTGGAGGTGGTTTCTTATTATCCACATACTGAAATAAATCGTAATTAACAAGCTGAATTAAGGTCACTTTTCTCGAAGGGTGGTTGGTGGTGGGCTGTAGCTGGTGTGTCCTAGTGGTTATCATCTTCCTACGCACTAGACGTAGTATAAAAGTTCGCATTTCACTATAACTCATTTTAAATCTTTTGGCATTTACCCTCAAAGGCATTATGAGTTCACCTCTTCTGACAAATATCTTATTATCTAAAAACATTAAATCCTTATCTTGGTGGGAAGCTGAACTAATCATATATATCCAGCAACTCGCCTGTAATAGATTCTTAAAAACCGGATGTTGCCAAATGTTACGATAACAAATAAAATATCCTGACTTACGACTCATCATAATCCCTATAATATTCCCTTGATTCACTTAACCTCTCTGTAACAATCTTTAATATCTCTTGTTCTGTTCCATATAATTTTATGAATAATTTTTTACCTAGATGGATTGAATCCTTGCCTGTCCTATGGTGGCGGAAACAAAGTGGAATTGTGTGATAGTGCGATGGCTTTAAACTTAATCCTGTATTTTTTCTAATGTGATGAACTTCTGCCGGAGAGTTGCAACAAAAACAATTCATCTGGGCTATCCTTGCTAAATGTATTCGTTCTTTTTTATTTGGTCTTTTCTTTGCCATAAAACACAATCCTTATTATATTTACTTTTGTTTCGATAACCTGAATCTTCTACTAAATCCAAAACTTGTAATTCCCTGATCCTAGCACAGATGGAACTTAATGGATGACACAGAATATCGGCAATTTGATGATTGGCCAAAGGTTCATGTATGAGTAGATGATAAACTTCATCCCTTAATGTAATTTTGTTTTTTTTATTTTCCCAAGCGGCTTTGCTTGTAGCTGAATTTTTTTGGTAAGCTTTATAATTTAATTCTAACTGTTTCATTATCTCTATGCGGTGGTGGCGATGGATTCGCCACCACCATGTTAATAATTATTAAGAGATAATTATATTTTCTTATAACAAAAATTTTAATTAAAACAAATTATCTCTATCGAGTCGTTTTATAATGATTTGCTAAAATTATCAAATATTTAAAATAAAAGTTGTGAAATAAGGCAACATTATCAAAAAAGCTAGGTTTTATGCGAGTTATTTGCTATGTTATTTAGTTGCAATTAACAACCCATTTTGTACTATATTCGTATGAAAATTAAAGTAGAAAAACAAAAAAACAACAAAGGACTTGAATTTAATACTATTGATATTGGAGAATTAATTAAAGTAAGTCCTGAAATGTTTGAAAGAAACGAAGATAATTATAATGGTGGATATAAAAAAGATAATACTAATGTTCCTTATTATGGTCAATGTGTTCAATGTGCTAAAGGAATTAAAAACGCACATAGTTCTTTTAGTATTATAGCCATTTTAAATCCAAATATCATTGTTGAAATTAAGCAAGAAGATATTGCTAGAGATCATAATGGATTTATGGAATCATTTGAACTTGGCCCTGAATGTGGAAGAAGAATAAAAAAAGCAATTAAAGATTTAGGTTTAAATTGGAAAGATTATTTATTCGTACATAAAAAGGAGAGAATATGAAAACTTTAATGATACCAAATAAATTACAAAAATTAATTAATCAATTAGATTGTGAAATAATATATTTAGAAAGTGCTTTAGGACATATACAATCATCTTTAACAAAAGATGGATTTCCTAAAAAAGGTCGTGATAGACCTCGTCTAAGTACATTTACTTTAAATGCAGAATTAGAAACGGGAATAAAATTAGTTAAAAAAATATGTAACAAATATACAAAAAAAGCTAAAGAACAAAACGAGGAGAGAATATGAAACTAAAAGACAAAGTTAAATGTCCTATTTGTAGTAGAGGAGTTGAAACAATTTTAAACAAAGTTAATAAAGTTGTTTTTCAAAAACATATTGGAATTGGTTTTAGGGGATATGGTCAATCAAGAGGAAATATATGTTTTTCTTCATTTAAAGATATAACAAGAACTAAAGAAGATATTAAGGATAGTTTTCAAAAAGAGCAAATTTTTTGGAACTCTGAAATTAAAAGAATTAATAAATTGAAAGAGGAGAGAATATGAACTTAAAACCTAAAGAAAATGTAATAACAGCTTTTTCAAAGCATTTTAAAAGAATCTTTGGAGGTAACACAACCTTTGGAGATATTGAATTAATAAAACAAAATTCTGGACACAACCTTATGGGAAACCATGTGGCAGAATATCTGAAAGACCAATCAGATTATATCAATGAGAAAAAGGAGAATTGATAATGGACAAGAAAGAACTCTTGGCAAATCAGCAATACCAAAAGGTCTTAGATAAATATAAAAAGACCGAAGAAAAATTGATTGCTTTGCGTCAGAAAAAAAGACAGATGGCTGTCAATATTCATGACAAGTTTCATGAATCTGACATGGTACTAAAAGCCGGTAATTAAATAAAAGGAGATAATTATGATAAAAAAAATATGGATGACAGGGCTACTTTGCACCCTACTTTCGGCTTGTGCATATTCTCCCATTGTAGATCACAGAGGGCTTGATGGAAAGAATGTTGCTTACAGATACAATGATGACCTTGAAACTTGCCGAGCAATAGCATTAAAAAATTCTAACTTTTTAAATAAAGCCAATACCACTGTATTCAATTGGTATATTAGACCGAGTCTATTATGGCTACCTGATAAGAAAAAAGATTTGGAAAAGACTTTGGTTAAAAATTGTTTAACAAACAGAGGCCATAGTGTTCTTAAATAAAAAACTAACAATGTATTGTGCTAGATGCCAAACCGAACATGAAAAGCTAGGTTATTTCAATAGTGAATCTAATTCATTATGGAATAATTATTTTTTATGTAGTCAATGCTTTAAGAAAGCATTTAATCAATTAACAAAAAAGCAGAAAGGAGAATGGTGGTTTTATGGAAACAAAACCGAGAACACTGGTAACACCGAGAGAGTGTGCTAGGCAGATCGAAGCAGTTTTAAATAAATTTAATAATTATTCAGAAGAGGATAATGAAAAAATATTTAATACTGTTATTGGTCTAAAAATGAGGCAAAGAAGATTGGATTTAGGTTTTACCCAAACTAAAATTTCTCGTATGTTGAAAGTTACTTTCCAACAGATTCAGAAATATGAAAGGGGTATTAACCAAATCAGTTCATTAAAATTATGGAAATTTTGTGAACTAACTGAAACCGATTTTTTTTGGTTCTTCGAATCATTTAAAGAGTTTAAATTAACTAATGGGAGGGGATAATGATTATTAAAGCTAAAGATAAGAATGGAAACCTTATTGAGTTTAATCCTAGAGGTGGGAGATATAGATATAAGGTTAATGGAGAACCTAAAAAAGGAGTTACTTCTTTAATTGGAGAAAGGTCAGGCAAGGGTGCTTTAATGTGGTGGTCAGAAAATTGCGTCTATGAAGCTTTAAATTATAAATTCAAAGTAGATGGCAAACCAATAGACTTTGCACAGCAATTCATTGATGACTTAAAAGCCAAAACTAAAAACATTAAGGAAGAAGCAAGAACCATTGGTACAAATCTGCATAAAGTGGCAGAGGATTATATCACTAAAAAAACAGTTGTAACACCTGAAACTAAACCTTTAAAAAAAATGTTTGAAAAGTTTAAAGCATATTGGGATCATTCAGGTTTTACAGTTTTAGCTGTGGAAAAATCAATGTATAGTCCTGACCTTGATGTTTGTGGAACACTAGACCTTTTGGTTACACATCCTAAATGGAAAGGTAAAAAGGGAATATTGGATATTAAAACATCAAAAGACTTTTATTTTGATATGCCAATTCAATTAGAAACTTACAGAAAACTTTGCGAGGATTCATCAGAACATAAAATAGATTATATCGCTGTTTTAAATGTTCCTAAAGAAGAAGCAAAAGATGTAAGTTTAAGATATTTTAAAATGAGTCCTAAATATTTAAAAGCATTTAAAGCTTGTAAGTATTTGAATAGAGTCGAGGAAGATTTTAAAAAAAGGCAAGTCGAGTATAATCAATTAAGGAGTAAAAAAAATGGTAAATAATAAATATGATATGCCCTTTTGTGGGCTAAAATTAAAGTTATACGAAACTGGTAAAAAGAGTCCTAGTTTTGAATACCAAGCACCATCTACTAAAGCTAAATTCATGTGTAGTCTGACCAGCAAACTCTATGGATTATCGGAAGTAATGAATTGGTATAAAACACCTGAAGTACAAGCTTATGTAAGGGCTGGGTATGTGTTAAAATGGGGTAGTAAAATACAAGAAGCAAAAGAAACTAAATATGGTCAAGACACAGAACAAGTGTTTAATCTTTATATGGTAAGGCCCTATAAATCAGGTGCAATAGATGGAATGAAAAAGATACAAGTTCCGCCTGTGCAACCCCAACCTCAACCCACGCAAACAGTTGATACTCATACAATAGAAGCTAAAGCACCACCTATACAAACCAACCAACCTATTGTAAAAGAAGAAGAGGAGGAATTTGATGATCCGATTCCTTTCTAATTATGACCGATCAAACCACTTGGTTAAAAAACGAGTTGGAAAAAGTCAGAAAAGAACTCGATTTAAAAAATGAGGAGAATCAAGCCTTGTATTTTGAGATAAAAAGAAAGGATGAAATGCACGAAGCCCATCAAAAATATAATGGGGAACTTAATCTTAAAATCACAGGGCTTGAACAAACTATTTCTGATATGAAAAAAGAAGAAAAGGAAATGTTAAACTATCCATAGGAGATAATATGTTTAATAAAAAAAAAGCATTAAGACAAATTAAAGAATTCACAAGCATTGACCTAAAATCACAAACCAAAATTACCGATTTGGAAACAAAAATACTTTTAAAAGATTTTGTAATCGCAAGAATGTTAAATGAAAATTCATACAATCAACTTGGACTCCATCTTGCGTATTTTAGTTTGCACAAGAACAATGGGATTTATTCCATTAAAAATAAAAATAGTAAATTTTATAAACCATATAAAGAAAGGATAAAATGCCAATCTTAAAACTCGATGAACTTAATGCCGGTAAAGCCTATCAGCTCATGGAAGAAGCAAGTAACAAGTGGGCTGAATGTGAAGAAAAAGAAATCATTTTAGAGGAGGGTAAGAAAGCCATACTTGGAAATCTTATTAATCAAGAACAGGCTAACAGTGTTGATAAGCTGACCGATAAAAAAGCTGACAACAAAGCAAGGAATAATCCCGATTATAAAAATATAGTTAATCAATATGCAAGTGCAGTAAAAGAAAAGTTAAAAGCCAAAATGCACTACTTTAATTTGGAGAGATATTCAAGCATGAGGCAAACAGAATTAAATATCCAAACGAAACTTGCGGGTAAGCAAGGAGGATAATATGAATTTAGAAAAAATTGGTTTTAAATACAATGGTTCGTATATGTTTATGCAAACAGAAATTAAGAATTATATAAATCCTAAAGAATCAACATTGTTTAAATATTACTTAAATCCTAAAGATTTCTTAAAAGTAAGAAATAAATTAAAAATGGATCAAAAAGAATTTTCAAAATATTTAGGTATAAGCCGAAGAACTTGTAATAAAATAGAAAATTTAGAACCTATTGGGTTAAATGTTCTTTATAAACTTGAGAAAGTTTTTGGTCAGTGGAAATTTCACTGGAAATAACAGAATTCCGTATCGGCTGAGTAAGTCTTTCGGAATCCATGAGGGCGACATTTATTAAACGGAGGATCACCTATATGTTGTAGTCGCCCTTGTGGTAACAGAATTCCGTACCGGTCTAGCGACCTTTCGGAATCCACTTGGGAGGCATAAATTAACAAGGAGATTCGTTCTAGCCTCCCTCGTGGTAAAATAAAATATGAACTATTTATATCTTAACAACAAAGGTAAATACGAAAGATTGGAAAATCAAAAAGAATTGACAAGGGTTATGATGTTTTTATTTGGTTTAGGTCTTTTGGGTTTATTGCTGGGATTAACATATTTAATGTTTAGTAACTTCTAAACCTTTTATATCTGTTTTGTTGGTAATTTCTTTGTAGGAATAACTATGACCAACCACCTGAAATTCAGTATGGTTATTTAATCTCACTATCCATTCATTAACTTTTGGGAAAGATGGTTTTTCATCTATAAAAACTAAACTCAAAAAATGACCAAGAGGACTATGTATACTTTCCATAGCAATTTCCAATTGTGTAATAACCGCATCTATTTCAGGTTTGAATTTTGATTCTTTTTTTTTAAATATTGTTTCTAATCCTAACATTGTTATTTCCTTTTCATTATATCAGCACCACGAAGTCCATAAATTGCACTGCAAATTCCTACAAATAAAAGCTGATACCAGAGTGGAAGATTTTTAAAATATTCAAAAAATAAATCTATTCGTTCACGAATGTCAGGAGAGTCAGAGAAAACAGAATAACCCAGTAGAACGATAGGCAAACTGACAAGAATAAGGACAAATTCATCTTTAAATCCTTTGTCTTGTGAATTAAGGATTTGACCTTTATATTCAATTTCTCCACTAGCCATTTTTTCATAATGTTTTCTTTTTGCTTCTGATTCTAAAACTTTGGTAGCTTTATTGTTTGCGTAAATTTTTGCACCAGTCTTAATCCCTAATCCTAATAAATTCAACCACATTATTTTAATTCCTTTCCCAGCTTGGCATAATGAATAATCTTATCATATCGTTCTTTATCTGTTTCGCCATCTTTTCTTCTCGTTGCATATTTTACAATATTTCCATCTATAAAATTAAGCTTATTGGCCACTATGTATTCAATCGGCTGTATTTTAAGCTTTGTATAATGGTTTCCTCCACTTTGTTCTTCCAAAGCACTCTCTGTGCCTCTATGTTCGTTTAAAGTACCATTTTTGTTCATACTATATCTCTAATCCAATTTCCATGTTTATTTAATACCATAGGAAGCAATCTAGGAATACCGTTTAAAATAATAGCAGAACCCATAATAAATCTTGTTCTAAAATTCTTTGCATAAGCAAAGGCCATGTGCTTTTGTGCCGCCAAACATCCAACATTCATGGCAAAGAATAAGTTGTTCGGATTAGCCCAGTAGCTTATTAAGAATTTGGTATGATAATGGCCCTGTACTGCTGACATGCCCATTGTTTGAGAAACCTTTAATATATCAGCACTTCTTCCATGTGTAAAAAAACACTTCTGTTTATTGCTCATTTTAAGGGTTAGATCATCAACCCATTTCCATTTCTTTGTTCCTAAAAATTCTCCATAATCTTTTAAGAACGATCTACTCATTCCATATTTTAAGGCACGTCTATAAACCAAACTAGAGTGATTGGATTCGACCTCAACCATTTTAGGAAAAATAGATTCTAGTTCTTTAATGTGTTTAATAGATTCACTTAATTCATGACCAGCCGAATATAAATCGGGATCATGGGTATGAAGATTGATTGCATGGAAATCCAATAGATCGCCAATGTTTAAAATGAAGTCAGGTTTGAATTCTTTTTTAATTTCTTTTAAAAATGTAAAACTGTCTTTGTGATGATAAGGAATATGTAGGTCTGAAATTACTAAAATTGAACGATACATATAAAAACATGTATCTCAAAAATACAACTATTGCAATACTGCGAACAACAAATGGGAAGCGGCAATCAAACAAACACTCCACATAACTTTTTCCATTCTTCCAACTCGACAAGCCAAATGTTTTATGTGGTTATCACGAAGCACACTAATATCCTTTTGAAGAAGTTTTATCTTTCCCTCAATTCGAATGATTGCTTCCCTGTTCATTGTTTGTGTAGCCATTATTTTTTCTTTCTTATTTTAATACCGTAATTCCTTTGTCATTTTTTCGCAAGTTTTTTATTCAACAACTATTCCTTTTTCCCATTTCATGTCAGGCAATCCATTATCAAATTTCTTTCCATCAAAGGTTAAAACCTGATTCCTATTGGAGTTTTCGCAAAAACTTACATGAACCCATCCATGATTATCTTCTTCAGGTTTATAATGTTCTAAAATAAGCTGGTCAAAATCACAGTTGGCTTGAATCCAATAGGCAAGTTTAATATTTGGAACTCCAGCTATTTCTATATCAGCCGCCATTCCTTTTGTATGTTGTGAGGAATCTCCACTGCCAATGGCACGATTTAATTCTAAAATACGGAATCCTGAACTGATAACAATCGGCTTATCAAACTTAACCCTAGCTTTTTCTAAAACCCCATAGCATAAATCGGTAAGGTTTTTAATATCTCCTGAATTGGGTTGGTTTTTAATTCCTTTTCTAGTCGCTACTTGCGATTTAGTAAATTCTTCTAATTTGAAATGTTTTGAGAGTTGCATAGTAATTGTTCCTTTGGATAAGGTTTTATTTTTTTTACAATTTCATGCATTGTGTATACCATAACCACGTTTCCTTACAAACATGATTGTTTCTCCTTGTTAATGTGATTATCTATTCGGTTATTTGTCTTTAACTGGAGCAACTGTATCTTGTACTCCTACTACAAAAAAAATCTAACCAGTCTTTAACAATTTTAGCTGGAGTATCTA